ATGGTGTCAAGTTATCCTTCCAACAACTTCTGCAGCTCTATCAGGATTAGGTACAGGTCACGGACTCGTAGAAGGGTCTACGGTATTTGGATATTTTAGAGACCATGCAAAACAAGACCCAATAATTTTAGGAAGTGCAGCTGGTATTCCACAAGCTGGATATAAAGAATCTATAACAGACGACCTCATAACAAGAGACATAGAGAAAGGATTCAACGACCCAAGGGCATTGACCGTTGACGATTACAAAGGTGGTTCAGAAGAACCAAATCCGATACAGGATTCAAGAAGAGGTTGGGGTCTTACTACTGCAATGGATACTGCACCAAAGTTTCCAAAAGAATTAAAAATTAATTACGATAATACAGGTTCTACGATAGAAGAGTTAGAGTTAACAAAAGATATGTTGCCTTACTATCCTTTGTATACAGACGATTCAGATTACTCTGCATATGCAAGGGGTTCAGTATTAGACCATAAAATAAAAGGTGATATACTTCACCCACAAACACAACAAATTTTATCAGACTTTGTAGATGTAGATTCTGCACCAGTATATCCTTATAATAAAGTTCACCAGTCAGAATCAGGACATGTATTTGAAATAGACGATACACTAGGTAAAGAAAGAATTAATGTTCACCATAGGTCAGGAACATTTCATGAGATACATGCAGACGGTTCAGAAGTCACACGAATCGTAAACAATAACTATACTGCAATTCTAAAAGACGACAAAGTTTACATTGCTGGTAATACGGATTTACAGGTTGGACATGGGAATGTAAATATAACAGTAAATACTGGTAATGTTGATATGAAAGTAATGAAGGGTAATGTGACTTCTGAGATTACAGAAGGTAATCTCAAAGCAGACATATTGAAAGGAACAACAGATGTATTATCAGAAGGTAAAATAACTATTACAGGTAATAATACAACAGAGATTATATCAAACACTACAGTCACAGGAACATTACATGTGACTGGAGCTCAAACAAATGATTCAACAATTCATGCGAAGGGAGATATTAGAACTGACGCTGGAAACGGTATAACACTAGCAACACATAAACATGATGTACCAGTTAAAGGAGGTTCAAGTGCAGGCACACATACTTCTAAAAAAGGTAAGTAAGTTGTATAAATAGTATTATGGTCGACTATGTAGTAAATAAAGGAAAGAATGTTGCAATCAAGGAAGCATATAAAGACCTTGATTTATTCTTCACAGCACACCCTATCACAGGAGATGTTGCAACCAAGTCTGATACAGATGCAGTTCGTAGAGCAGTAAGAAATATAGTTGAAACAAATCAATATGAAAGACCATTTAAGCCTGGCTTCGGTGGTAATGTAAGGTCTCTTTTATTTGAATTAGATACCGACAGAAAAGTGAGGAGAGCAAAGGCACAGTTGGCAGAACAAATAGTAAATTTTGAACCTAGAGTGACAAATGTACGGTGTGAGTTTGAGTTCAATGGAAACAATCTAGATGTCACAGTCTTTTATAATATAAAAAATGGAGTAAGTAATCAAGCACTCCAATTCATAGTAAATAGGACACGATAATGGCAGTAAAAAGTTCACAATTAAATGTCACGGATTTAGATTTTGATAACATTTCGGATAATTTAAAAAATTATCTCAAAGGTCAAACTGTATTCAAAGACTATAACTTCGAAGGGGCAACTTTATCAGTTTTGGTTGACCTACTAGCATATGCATCTCATATTGGTGCAATCAATACAAACATTGCAGCTTCTGAATTGTTTTTAGATTCTGCACAGATAAGAAAGAATGTAGTTTCTCGTGCAAAAGATTTAGGATTCACACCTTCCTCAGAGAAAGCTTCTACGGCAGTAGCAACCATGACATTGAGAAATGTTAGAGGTGGAGACGGACTTGTACCTTCACTAACTTCAATGATTATGCCTAGAGGCACAATATTCAGAACAACATATGAAGGTTCTAACTATGAGTTTGTCACTGCAACAACATATACACCTACAGTAGACGGTACAACCTTTACATATTCAAATCTAGATTTAGTACAGGGAACTTTTGCCCAAGACCAATATGTTTTTGATTCACAACTTGCAAACCCTAAGTTCGTTTTATCAAATGCAAGAGTAGATAAAACTCGAATGACAGTGACAGTTAACTCAGGTGGTGTTTCTTCTGTTTATGTGTTATCTACTGATGTATCAACAATAGATACAACCTCTAAAGTTTATTACACCCAAGAAAATGAAGAAGGATTTATTGAAATATATTTTGGTGACGGTACTTTAGGAGCTCAACTATTGGACGGAGACATAATTTCAATTGATTATATTATAGTTGACGAACAACATGCAGACGGAGCTAGTAAGTTCACTCAGATATCTGCAATCAATGGATATTCAGATTCACAATTAGTTGTGACTTCGAATGCATCAGGTGGTGCAGAGAAAGAATCAATAGAATCAATCAAATTTAAAGCAACAAAGTTCTATACTTCACAAAATAGACTTGTCACACTAAATGACTACAAAGCAAAAGTTCAAGAATACTATCCAAATGCAGATGCAGTTGCAGTATGGGGTGGTGAAGATAATAATCCCCCTGAATACGGTAAAGTATTCGTTGCATTAAAACCAAACAATGCAGATTATCTATCAGATACAGAAAAGAAATTAGTTAAAGATAATCTAAACAAACTAAACATGTTGACAGTTAGACCTGAGATTATAGATGCAGATATAATTAAGATTTTAATTACTACAACAATTAAATACAATCCAAGTCTTACAACTTTAACGGCAGGAGAACTTGCAACATTGACAAAAAATACAATCAATCAATTTGATACAGATGAATTGAACGGATTCGATGCAATCTTTAGACACTCTAATCTATTAAAGGTTATTGATGCAGCTGACTCTGCAATTTTATCTAATACAACAAACATAAGACTTAAAAAGAAACTGAAACCAACAGTATCTACAAATCCAAAAGGTTATACAGTTTCTATGGGTAATGCTTTATTCAATCCACATGCTGGTCACAATGCAGATGCTGGTGGCATTATCTCAACAACAGGATTTAAGGTTGGAGGTGACTCTGTTAATACCTATTACTTTGACGATGACGGAAAAGGTAATTTAAGAAGGTATTATCTATCAGGTGCAACTCGAATCTATAAGGACAGTGCAGCTGGCACAGTAAACTATGCCACTGGATTGATATCTATCAATGCTTTCATCTTAACCTCAACAGTTAATGCTGATACATCGATAGACTTCACAGTCATACCTTCGGGTAATGATGTCGTTGCAGAAAGAGGGAACTTAATTGATATCTCTAGTGACGATATTAAAGTGACTGCTGAAGTGGACACCATCGCAAGTGGTGAATCAAGTGCTGGGGTCGGGTATACTTCTACCTCAACCAGTAGTTATTAATAAATGTATAAAGTGGTCGGGAGTCCCCCGAGTAGTTTCCCATTCAATTGGATTATAGGAGGAAAAGAGAATGGCAGATAAAAAAATAACGGCTTTGACCGTAATGAATGGTTCCGAGGTTAGTGCAACTGATATACTTCATGTTGTTGACGACCCTAGTGGAACTCCAGTAAACAAAAGACTGAATATCGGTTCTTTGTTTGAAAACATACCAACTCACATTGCTATAGATGACATTGTCACTGTAAGTGCAAATGGTTCTATTGCAGACGGTGGTATTATTGCAGTTGACGCTGATTCAATCTCAGCTGACCTTGCATTAAGTTTACCTAACTCAAGTGATATTGGTGAAATCAAAATCGTTGTGATAGCAACAGAACCAGCTGGTTCTCATGATGTCGTAGTGACACCAGCAACTTTCAACAACGGAACAACAATCACATTCACCGACAAAGGTGACGCAATGATTTGCGTGTGGTTAGGTTCTGCGTTGGGTGGTTGGAACTTGCTATCTAACATTGGTGGAACAATAGCTTAATAAATTATGCAAAACGGCTCAGTAAATATTGATAGGTTATCAGATAGGATATCCAGTCTAGTTCCTAGTTTTATACAGGAAGACGCACCAGTATTTGAGCAGTTTCTAAAAGCATACTTTGAATTCCTTGAGGCTGAGATATTAACTCTTGAGTCTCAAGGAGAGCTAGATTCAATTCAACTGGAAGATGGCCAAGGTTATCTTCTAGTTGAACCCACTTCTTTGCCAGACTCACCTGATGCCGAAACAGCAAGAATAATCGGTGAAGGTGATATAAATCCTTTTGAAAAAGGTCAATACATTGTCGGTTCAAAAACTAAAACAGTTGCAAAAATAAATGTTATTAACGGTAATACATTCTATGTTGAAACTATTAGTGGTAAAGGTTTCGATAAAAATGAAACCATAACAAGTAGACAAGGTGGGAATACTGGTAAAGTAAAATCATTCAAACATAATACAGTTCTTGCAAGTAATCAGTTATTAAATTATTCTGATGTAGATAAAACTACAGAAGAATTTTTAGATTACTTCCAAAAAGATTTCATACCTTCGTTAGACTTAGACGATACAAAAGACGCAAGACTAACGATTAAAAATATAAATGACCTTTATCAAAAGAAAGGTACTAAAGAATCATTAGAATTCTTACTCCGTATATTGTACGGACAAGACGCAGAGATTAGATATCTCATAGATGAAACAATTCAAGTTTCAGAATCAGGACATAGTCATAAAAGAAGAGTTGCTATTGTCATGGACGATGTCAACACACTTCCCAGTGCAACAGATAAAATTATCCAATATGAAGATGACGGTGTCACAATCAAAGCTGAATCGATTGTTGAAAATGTTTTTATAATAAATTCTTCAAGAGCAGAATATTCTGTAGAAATAACAGACAATCATTTTGGCTCATTCTTACAAGAACACCCTTGTACATTAGTAGACAGAGACGGAATAACAAAGGTCACTGCAAGGGTTAAAGGTATATTATCAGATATACTTACAACTGAGTCTTCTATCTATGTTGGACAAGAAGACAATGAAACAATACTTCTAGAAAGTCCACAACTCTCAGGTAATGTGACTATATCTACAAGCTCTACTGCAGTAGTAGGTGCAAGTTCTAAATTCTTATCAGAATTAAAAGTAGGTGATACTATAAAATATAAAGTATCTTCTACAACTTATACAGATACTATTGCAACAATCACAGACGATTTGACTGCAACACTAAGTGCAAACGGTTCTGCAAATGCAAACAATGTAGATTATTTTAACGAATCATATTCAGGAGGATTACTAAACGAACATGAAAGTTTTGGTTCAATGTATTCCTTAAATGATGTTCTTATTTTTGATGATGGTAAACAAGGTAGAGATATAGTCAAAGCAGAAGCAAGAATTGACGGTCTACGAAAAGGTGGTGTACAAAAAGTATTCATAGAGAATGGAGGTACAGGATATCAGGGTGGAGATATTATTGTATTTGATAACTCAGGTGCAGACGGTAATGCAGCTGAAGCTGTTATTGGTGCAATAGAAGATGTTGCAATCTTAGAAAACAAAACTGACTTTGGACAGTTTCAAATCACTGCAACAGCAGGACAAACTCTTTTCAACGGAATAGACGATAACGGAAAAAGAATTATATTTAACGATAACTCAGTTAGAGTATTCGTTAATGGTGTAGAAAAAGTACATTACACAGACTTTACATTTAAAAATGATAGAGTCACATTTACCAGTGGTCAGACTGCTGGACATGTTATAGAAATTTATACAGACTTCAATAATATTTTATATGAAGACGGAGATAGAGTACAACTAAACACAACAGAATCACATATTAGAAATGTGACAATTACTTCGCCAGGCTCAGGTTATACTACATTACCTCAATGTTTTCCAGGCGGGTATATTTATCTAGACGACCTAACAGGTTATCAAGAGAGTGAGATTGTGACTGGTGGAACTTCAAATGCAACTGCAACTATTGTTAGAGTAGATACAGAGAATGGTAGATTAGTTGTAAAAAGATTACATACAGATTCAAATGCATTCCAGTCAGGTGGAGAGGTTATCACAGGTGGTACTTCTTTGACTGCAAGAACAGCCACTCAAATAAAAGTCTCTAGTGGAACAGGTGCAATACTTCGTCCATATTCTGATGAGATTGGTGGTGTTGGTTCTATCAATATTACAAAACAAGGATATAACTTTAAAGAAAATCAAGTTTTAGATTCAACTTCACAATTTAAAATGTTGACTACTACACCTACTGCAACTTTATCCTTTAACTTGACTTTTACAGGGAGAATAACAGGTTCAACTGGAAGTGTAGTAAATCATAATCCAAACACAGGAGTGTTAACATTTACAAATTTGAATGGTCATTTTCTAGACAACGAAGAAATATTATTTAACAGTACAGATACATTTAAGTGTTTAAAATTCAACCCTTTCCAAGCTAGAGGACTTCTTGGTGGTGAAGGTATCATAGAAAGACAATTAGTCACACTGAATTCAACACTAGACGAATCTGCATCTAACTTGCATGACGGTAGGTTCTATCAGACACACTCTTATATTGTAAAAGTTGGAGAGTCGATTAACAAATGGAGGTCAATCGTAAAAGATTTAGTCCACCCAGCTGGACATATATTCTTTGGTGAGGTTGCAGTTAAGAACTTTATCAACCCACATGACGAAGTCTTGGTAGATGGAGTACCTAGAAATGAACAAGGTGTAGAGGTTAATGCAGACGGAAGTCAGAAGAAAAGATTTGAGTTCATGCCAACAATTATCATGCAGTTGCAAGATACTTATCATTTTGATTTAGAATTTGAAGAAAGTATTTTAAGAGATGACGAATCTAATCTAATCTTAGAAAGTTCAACAGAAGTTTATGTGTTAGATGAAAGTGGGAACCCTACTTCTGAAATATCACACTATTCAAATCTAGATAACCTATTATTAGAAGACTCACCTGATGTAAATGCAATAACACATAAGATAACAGAATTGTTAATCCATGAACAAGTTGCAAGTAATCATACACTACTTGCATATAATGGTGCTAACCATATTTTCAGAGCAGATTCGAGTGGTGCAGAACAAAGTAGAAATGAAAATATTTTTACATTCTCTCAAGGTCATAAAAATATAATACAGATAAATTCAGTTGCAAATAATATACTAAGAAAGAGAACAAGACAGGATACAAATCCAAGAAGACAAAGTGTGACTGTATCGGTTGAGAGTGACGGAAGTCAAAATGCATATGTCGTAAATGGTGTAAGAAGAAAAAGATTAGAATTAGAATCGGGAGTCACATACGATTTTGGATATCCTTCGGGTCACCCTATCAGATTTTCTACTACATCAGACGGAGGACATAATAGTGGTTCTATATATGAAACAGGAGTTGTATATGGTTCACTCCATACTTCAATAACTGTATCAGACTCTACACCCACAACATTGTACTATTATTGTTTAAATCATTCAGGTATGGGTGGAGAGATATCCATAGCTGTGGGTACAAATGTAAATACTGATACTGCATTGAATATAGACATGGTTAATAATCCTTCTCATAGTCCATATGAAAGAAGAGCAGACCTATACAGAATGGCAGAGTCAGGAATAATTTTAACTTCCTATCCACCTTTTGACGAAGAGGCTATTGTATTAGAAGACGGACATAGTAAAATTATTATAGAAGAAGACGAATTTAATTTAAGACAAGAAGCAAGTGAAGGTGATGGAATGGGTGCAGCCTTCGTATATGAAAGTGCAACTACAAACGAAGCTGGTGATGCAGTTGGAGATAAAGAAATAGAATTAGAAGTAAATTCTTATACTGCAAAGAATATAGAATATATGGCAACTGAGAGAGTACAAACTCTTGCAAACTTCTTCCATACAACTGAAGCTGGTGAAACACTCGTATTAGAGGACGGTGGTATTATCCTAGACGAAAGGACACAGGGAGAAAAATTAACAACATATAGACCAGTTGGAAGTACAATAGGTGACCTAAATAAAATATCGACTCAAGAAACATATGACATATCATATTACTTGTTAAATAATGATAGTGTTTTACACACGACAGACGAAAAGGATACTACAAACACGGAAGAAGACCATATTGTTTTAGAAGACGGGTATGGTTCAGTATTACTTGAGTCCTCACAGGAAAGTGGTTTAAGTATTGAAGACTTTGATGCATTCCTACCGAACATTAGATTGGGTGAAATTGACGAACACTCATTCAAAAGAACTAATATTACATTTAGTGCAACAGTAAAATCGTCAAATATTACGAATTCAACTTTGAGTTCTTTATAAATAGTATATAAATAATCTTATAGATTAACGGAGAATTAAAATGGCAGCAATTATAACGGAAAAGTTTAGAACACATAGTGCTAAACAATTCATTGAGGACTTTGGAGAATCAGCTTCCTCAACTTACATGTTCATAGGTAGGTCTTACCCTTGGACAGATGACACTTCACCCCCTACACCAGCAAACTCTGTTGGTGAAAACATGGATGCATTTTCAGACATGGTTGCATTGAAGAAAATTTCTTCTGCAGATGTCACTCATGCAATTTCAAGAAAGAATTGGACAACAGGTACTACTTATGACGAGTATGACCACACTATTAGTGCAACTAACACCTCATCAGGTTCAAGTGCAACTAACTTATACGACTCTAATTTCTATGTTATTACAGATGAGTACAATGTTTACAAATGTATTAGAACAGGAAGAGCCGATAATGGTTCAACCGTTGCGTCAACTGTAAAACCAACAGGAACCAGTGCAACAGATTTAGTATCAACTTCTGATACTGGTGCTGGAACTGGACGAGGATATCTTTGGAAGTACATGTATACTGTATCAGCTGCCGATACAATTAAATTTGTCACAACCGATTTTATGCCCGTTAAAACTATAGGAGCTCAAACAGAACTTGGAGGAGTATCAGATGATAGTTCTTCACAATGGCAAGTAGAAAACCAAGCAATAGACGGTGGAATCCTTCATGTTAAAGTAGTCAGTGGTGGAGCTGGTTATACTCACAATGCAAGTGGATATACAGGTGTTGCAATCGATGGAGATGGTGCAAGTGGACAATGTACAGTTCATACTAAATCAGACGGAACTATCTCTCATGTGACAGTCACAAACAATGGTTCAAACTATAAGAGAGCTACAATTGATATTGACGGTATCTCAGGTATTGGAACTCCGTCAACAAGTGCAGTGGTGACACCAATTATTTCACCACAATACGGCCATGGTGCAAACCCAGTTGAAGAACTAGGTGGAAACATGGTTATGATAAACTCTAGATTAGAGTTTGCAGAAGGTTCGGGTGATTTCCCAACCGACAACGATTTTAGAAGAATAGGTTTAGTACAAGACCCATTCTCTAGTGGTACAACAGTTGCAACAGGCCCTAACTATGCAGCTTATCATAAAATGACTTTATCTTCTGTATCAAATCTTTCAGTAGACGATGTTATAAAAGATTCACAAAACGATGGCACAGGAGTTGCAGTATCACGAGTCGTTTCTATATCAGGTAATGTAGTTTCACATATCCCACAAGCTAACAGTGCTGGTGGTTATGCAAACTTCGCTGCAAGTGATACAGTCTTTGTTGGTTCAACTAACATTGGAACAGTATCAACAGTAGATAGTACATTCCCTGAAATAGTGAAATATTCAGGTAATATCTTGTATGTCGAAAATAGAGGTGCAGTGACAAGAGCTGCAGACCAAATCGAAGATATTAAACTGATTATACAGATGTAATTGATTTACATCTTAAACAACATAAGAGTAAAATATGGCAGAAAAGACTGATTTAAATATAGCACCCTATTACGATGACTACAATGAGTCTAAGAACTTCCAAAAGGTTTTATACCGAGCTGGAAGACCTTTACAGGCAAGAGAGTTAACACAATCCCAATCTATCTTACAAAATCAGATAGAGAGATTCGGTGACCATTTCTTTGAAGAAGGTTCTATTGTCACAGGAGCCCAGTCTGATGTCGACTTTGATTTATACTATGTCAAAGTAAAAACAGAAAACCCAAACTCAAGTGGTGATGCATCTGCAGAATCATATAGACAATCATATCATGGTCTACATTTAGTTGGTCAAACTACAGGTGTTGTTGCAAAGGTAATATCATCTTCTGCAGAAACAACTACAGATAAACTTACACTCTTTGTCAGATTTGAAAGACAAGGAACAGATTCAGACCACTCTGCAGTATTCAAAGCAGGAGAAACACTTGTTAAATGTGGATTCACAGACGCAGGTGTTGTATCAGAAGATACTTCAAGTAATAATGACTTTACAGTAGAACAAACTTCCGAATCACCAGTAGGAAGGTGTTCAATTGCAAACATATCCGAAGGTGTAGTATTCATTAGAGGATTTTTCTGTAAGGTTGATAAACAAGAATTAATTCTTGAGAAATATAATTCCAAACCTTCTTATAGAGTTGGTTTAACAATCAAAGAAGAACTGATATCAGCTGCAGAAGATTCTTCATTATATGATAATGCACAGGGAACTTCAAACGAAAACGCAGCTGGTGCTGACAGATTTAAATTCACATTAACACTTTCTAAAATTGCATTAACTTCCACAGATGATGCAAACTTTATTGAATTAGTCAGAGTCAATAAAGGTATTATAGAACTAAAACAAACAAGACCACTATATTCTGAAATAGAAAATACACTTGCACGAAGAACATTCGATGCAAATGGTGATTTTATTACACAACAATTTACACATAATATTAGAGAACATTTAGACGATACAACAAACGCAGGTTTCTATCTCAAGAGTCAAGGTGGTGACGATAATAAATTCCTTTTCCAAATATCGCCAGGCAAGGCATATGTTAAAGGATATGAGATTGATAAGATTGGTACAACAAACTTAACAATCAGTAAAGCAAGACAAACAAAAGAAATTAAAGGTGCAAAAACTCCTACAAGATTAGGAAACTATATTAAAGTACAAAACTGTTTTGGTTTCCCTGATTTTGGTAATGAAGCAGGAGCTCAGGCATTAGATTCACATGGAGTTTGTGAACTATTCCCAAGTACACTAACAGGTGGGAGTTTAGGTTCAGGAGACCATATTGGATTGGCAAGAGTTAGATATATTGACTCACATGACGACTCAGGA